ACACCAATTAAGCGCGACTAGTCCATCATAGTGTGGGCCAGTAGTACGGGCCATGAATGATTCAAACGAATCAGAACCATCTGGTGATTGGTCATATTTACGCCTTATAGCTGCCAACTGTGCTGGTGTGTACTGATTAGTTTGTTGTTGCATTGTGTACTCTCCTTAATAGAATGTAATGGACTGCAACGGACTGTATCATAGTTATTAAAGAATAGGTGAACTATTTACAAATATTTATTTATAGCTAGAAATGCCTGGAAACCAAGTAATTTAGTAGGTATTTATACCCTACAAAATGCAAGGTATTAAACCCATGCGCGGAGGTAAGTATTTAATAAAAGAAAAAGGAAAGAAAACCTATATATTCCAGTGTTACCCTACAAACGAATAGATAAGAGTAGACAACATATATATAGAGTGCAGATAGATAGAAGATATATAGAGAAGATATCACCAGCAAAAGATAGCAAGCAAAAAAGATAGCAAGTAAATAGAATATAACCAGGAAATAGATATCTCTATCAACGCACACACACGCGCAATCTACTACCAGCGACTACCACACCAGCAGCAGCTAGAAACCCCGTACAGCGTAATACAGCACGTTATAGGCGGTATATAGTGCTCCACAGCGTATAGAGTAGAAATGGGCGAGATCGATGGGGGGCCGACCCCCTTCCTGGTTGCGTAAGCATACACATATCCACCCCTTACACCAATCAGTAGATTAGTTAATATTAGCAACCCCTTATATGATATATTCGATACAATGGCACACGTAAGCTCTCGATCCTTTCAAGACCCGGACGGGATATTCCTCTATCAGATGGATGAGGAAGGTAATCGTATAAGGAGGATAGGCGGCCCTTATCCGTCCACTGAGGCTGCTGATGAAGCAAGCAGGGCTGTTTCTGCGGAAATGGGGGAAAGGCCCGTAGAGGGCTATACAGAGCGTCTGCGTCAGACTAATCCGGGTGTGATTGGTGGGCAATCTCCCATACCAGAACAATACAGGCAATACACACCTCCCGGTCAGCCTGGTATATTGGATGAGAGGGAAGAGAAGGTTGCCCCGCCAGAAAGTTCGGGGGGGTTCCTGAAGTCAGGGATAGAAGGGTTACTGGACGCATCGACTAAAGCGATGGAGAAGGCTATAGATGTAGGTAACAAGTATATATCTGCTGCGCTGAGGATAGATAACCCCTACAAAGACCCTTTCAAAAGAGAGGTTTTTGACGATATTCTTGAGGATGAAGGATACAGGTTGTTTTCGTATGGGGATGTAAAGGATAAACCTACTGTAGGGATAGGTCATTTGGGGAGTGATCCCAGTGCTACAGGAACAGGGTTTCTGGGGGCTGTTGACCGGACTTTTACTACTCCAGACGAAGCAACTACTTTAGCTGTAAAGGATATAGATGAGAAGATAGCATCTGCCAGGAATGTTCTTACACCGCCTGTTTACGATAATTTATCGGAAAGTGCTAAGTTAGCCGTAGTCAACATGAATTTCAGGGGGGATTTAATACAATCTCCTGCTACTGTAAAACTTATCCAGCAGGGAAAAATGGAAGAGGCGGCTAAAGAGTTCCTTAATAATGATGATTATCGCCGGTCTAAAAAGGCGGGTACAGGTATCTGGAAACGATTTGAAAAGAACGCAGAAAGGTTACGGAGATGAGAACAGATAAACAACAGGCTTTTATAGAGCATTACGTTCAGACAGGGAATGCCACGAAATCCGCTATCATGGCGGGTTACAGCGAGAGGGGTGCAGAGGTACGAGGACATAACCTTAAAAAGCAGTTTGCAGGAGAGATTGCAGAGGAAACGAGGAAAGGTATTGTCGATGCTGTACCGGGTGCATTAGCTCAGTTAAAGGAACTTGCGTACAAGGCTGAAAGTGAAAGTGTGCGTTTTCAAGCAGTTAAGGACATTCTTGACCGGGCAGGGTTAAAACCTGTTGATAAAATCGAACAGACCACTATAGAACAGGTTTCTACTGAAGAACTGCATAAGGAACTTGAATCTCTTTTAATGGAAGATAAGCCAGAGGTTGTCGGTATAACACATTGACTGTTCAACGCAAGGTTGAAATATTACGGGAACTGCGGAAGAGGGAAAGATATAACAGGATGGATTATTATGATCCTTACCCTTACCAAAGAAACTTCCACGATACTGGTTCCAGTTGTAATCAACGCCTTTTAATGGCTGCTAACCGCATAGGAAAATCCTACTGTGGAGCCGCAGAAATGTCTTTTCACCTAACTGGCTTGTACCCAAAGTGGTGGAAGGGCCGTATATACAGACAACCCATCACAGGATGGGCGGGTGGTGTTTCAAACGAAACAACCCGTGATATCGTTCAGGCTGAATTATTGGGTTCCCCTGATGACCCGGAGGCTTTTGGTTCCGGTGCAATACCTCGTTCAAAGATAATAAAAACCGAGAGAAAGCCGGGGGTTCCAAACGCCAAGAGCATGGCCCTTATTCGTCATGTATCGGGGGGGAACTCTTCTTTATTCTTCAAGGCTTATGAGATGGGCCAGGAGAAATGGCAGGGTCGTTCTGTTGATTGCGTATGGCTGGATGAAGAACCATCAAGAGATATTTACAGTCAAGCAGTTACTCGAACTTTAGATCGTAGGGGTATGGTTTATATGACTTTTACTCCTGAACAGGGTATGACGGAAACTGTCGCCAGCTTTATAAACTCGATAAAGCCAGGTCAATCCCTTGATAATGCTACGTGGGATGATGCCACTGAAAAAGTAAAGACGGTTCTGGAAGGAAGTCCGGGCCATCTGAACGAAGCCGTGATGGAGCAGATTCTGTCTTCCTATTCGCCACATGAACGCGACATGAGGCGTAACGGTAGGCCATCCATAGGGTCAGGCTTAGTCTTCCCTGTGAGCGAAGACAGGATCGCCTGTGAGCCATTTTCGATAAAGGGTCATTGGCCCCGCATCTGCGGGATAGATTTTGGTTACGATCACCCTACAGCGGTGGTCTGGATAGCGTGGGATAGGGATGAGGACATCATGTACGTCTATGACTGTTATAGTGCGTCCAAAGCACCCCCACTGGTTCATGCCAATGCTATACGGACACGGCCCTATTTCATACCAGTTGCATGGCCCCACGATGGAAACAGGCGTGATTCGATGGGTAATCCTGGCCTTGCAGAACAATACAGGAATATGGGTGTTAATATGCTCCCCTTCCATTTTGAAAACCCCCCTGCTCTGGGTGAGAAGAAGGGCGGGAACTCCATAGAAGTCGGCATTATGGATGTTTTACAGCGGATGGAAGACGATAAGTTCAAAGTGTTTAATACTTTAGGCTTGTGGTTTGCGGAATTCCGTATGTATCACAGAAAAGATGGAAAAATCGTTCCTTTGCGGGATGATTTGATGTCAGCAACGCGATATGCAGCAATGTCGCACCGTTTTGCGGTAGCTGGCGATGATCCTACATGGGATAACGAACTCAAATACAGGAATCTAGGGATAATTTAGTGATTGATGAAGAACTAGTAGCAAGAATACAAACAGAAATTACCGATGCGTTGGGATATAACGATGAAATATCCAAGCAGAGGGAAAATGCTATGGAGTATTACTATGCCCGTCCGTTTGGCAATGAAGTAGAAGGACGCTCCCAATTCGTAGATTCTACCGTTGCGGATACTATTGAGTGGATAAAACCATCCCTTATGAGGGTATTCGCCTCTGGTGATAACATGGTTTCATTTTCTCCTGTCGGCCCTGAAGATGTAGGTGCTGCTGAACAGGCTTCTCAGTATATAAACCACATTTTTACTAAGGATAATTCAGGCTGGGAAATCCTCTATACGTGGTTTTCTGATGCACTTTTGCAGAAAAACGGCATAGTTAAGGTTTGGTGGGATGAAACCGATGAAAATGACCGTGAGGAATATCAGAACCTGACTGAGCTTGAACTGGATGCCCTTCTAGCCTCTGAAGAAGTGGAAGTTGTCGAGCATACGAGGAATGATGACTTCACAAATGACGTTGTGGTTACCAGGAAGATGGTGAATGGCAAAGTCATGGTTGAAAACGTACCCCCTGAAGAATTCCTCATTTCCAGGGAAGCCAAATCTATTGAGGATAGTCGTTTTGCCTGTCATAGGGTTAAAAAGACCCTGACTGAACTCAAGGAGATGGGGTTTGATGTAGACCCGGATGAACTGTCCAGCGGCGATGACGAGATGGGGTCATTGTCCGGTGAAAGACAGGCAAGGTTTGATTTTGACAGAAGTATTGATTTTGGACTTACGGAAACTGAAGCAGAAGAAGCATTAAGGGAATACTGGCTGTATGAGAGTTACCTGAAGACAGATTGGGATAATGACGGTTTAGCGGAACTGAGAAAGGTCTGTAGCATAGGGGATAAAGTCCTTGCTAATGACCCTGTAGACAGGGTTCCCTTTATTTCCATTACCCCGATCAAAATACCACACAAGTTTTTTGGCTTATCCGTGGCAGACCTCATTATGGATCTTCAGTTAATTAAGAGCAGTCTGATGCGAAATCTCATGGACAATATGTACAACCAGAACTTTGGTAGGTACGCAGTTCTTGAAGGCCAAGCGAACCTGGATGATTTGCTCACACAAAGACCGGGCGGGGTGGTCAGGGTTAAATCCCCTAATGCTGTCATGCCCCTGACTACTCCCCCACTAGAACCCTATACCTTCCAGATGCTGGAATATCTGGATAGTGTCAGGGAATCACGGGCCGGGGTTAATAAATACTCACAAGGTCTTAACGATAAAGCCCTGACTTCCCATACTACTGCTACTGCTGTTAATTCTGTGATGACCGCAGCGCAGTCAAGAGTGGAATTAATTGCAAGAAACTTTGCTGAAACAGGTGTAAAAGACCTTATGCTTGCAATATATGAACTGGTACAGAAGAACCAGAACAAGGAAAGAGTGGTTCTTTTAAGGAATCAGTGGATAGAAGTTCGCCCGGATATGTGGCGGGATAAGATGGATTGCACTGTAGCCGTAGGGTTAGGGCATGGGAATAAAGACCAGCAGTTGATGCACCTTTCTTCCATGTTACAATTTGCATCCCAGGCAATGCAGGGTGGTCTTAGGATTGTGAACGAGCAGAATATGTATAATATTGGGGCTGCTCTTATTCGTAATATGGGTTTTCAGAATGTCGATGACTTCCTGACCGACCCATCTCAGATTCAACCACCTGGGCCATCGCCAGAACAGCAGATGCAACAGATGGAAATGCAGA